TCTGCAATGTGTAATCGCCATGCAGTGGAATGGTGCGCACGCCTGCGGCCGCCACCTCAACCAGTTTGAGCGCGTTATTAAGCGCGGTGCCCCACGTATCGGGCTTGCTTCCTGGCGTGATCAACTCGATACGCGTTAGTGGTGATGCTGTTGTCATTTGGCCCTCACGATTTACTAAACGTGATCAGCGATATCTGCACGCCTTCCGGTGGCGGTGTCTGGAACGTGACATAGCGACCGGTGACGGGCACCGTGGGCGGGCGGAGTTGTAAAACCTGAGCAGTCATGACCAACGCGCCCCCGGCCGCGACCAGGGTCGCCGTTGAGATGGGCGCGGCTATGGGGCCAAAGCGCGTTGCAGTGCCGTTAGCGGTAAACGTGTTTCGTATGCCCTCAATCGGTCCGCTTTCTCCGTTGGATCCGGGGGATCCTTGCGGTCCCTGAAGTCCGCGCGGTCCCTGAAGCCCGCGCGGTCCCGCGTCGCCTTTTTCGCCCCTGTCGCCTTTAGCCCCTTGGGGCCCTTCCGGGCCTGCCGGACCGATTTCGCCCCTGTCGCCTTTAGCCCCTTGGGGCCCTTCCGGGCCTGCCGGACCGATTTCGCCCCTGTCGCCCCTGTCGCCCTTGTCGCCCTTGTCGCCCTTGCCGCCCTTGCCGCCCTTGTCGCCCTTGCCGCCCTTGTCGCCTTTAGCTCCTTGCGGTCCTTGCGGTCCTTGCGGTCCTTCCGGCCCAATAGCGCTCTTGTTTTGGCGTCGCCAAAGCTGATCTAGGCGGGCGCGTTCTTCGGGGGTCATACCATCACCCCGCTTGGCGCTTTGATCAGGACGCCAAAGCGGCTCGCCCGGTCCTCGCGCTCAATATCACGGCGCGCTTCGTTGTATAAAGCGGTCCAAAGCGCAACCCGCTCATCATCACCGGTGTACGGTGCGGCTTGTAACAAGGTCGCGTAAAGGAGCAACTCAGGATACTTCGATAGCAACCAATTGCTCGGCGCAGCCCTCGTGAGGGCCGGGATGGCCGCGTAGTAAGTGAGCCGAACCGGGTAGATGCCGTCTGGGATCGGATGCAACTTCAGCCGATCCCCCAAAATCGAGCATTCGCGTGGCTCACCGCGCTGATCAGCCCGGTAAGCCCTTAATGCTTGTTGTGGCGATACCCGCTCGAGCGCCACGTTCTGAGTGGTGCTTGTGTATGCCAGCCACAGCTCGACAAAGTCGGCTGGCAGGTCCAGCGTATCGATGCCGACACGGGTGTTCAGCACCGCTTCAACCAGTTGGTGCCGAGTTCTGAGCCCCCGCCCGATCCGCGCTTGTGCAAGCTGCACCAACTGCGGGATCATGGCGGTAAAAGCGGTATCGGTCTCGACATCCAGCCAGCGCGCGACCGCCGCATAAAGGCTCTCGCAATCAACAATCTCGGTCATAACAGGTGACCCGTGGTGGTGCGGAACTTCGGGTTACGCTCAAGCGCCTTCTTGAGTTCACGGGGATCTTCCGTGATGCCCATATTCTCCCACAGGGCCCAAATCACGACCGGCACCTCACCGACGTGGCGAAAGTGATCTTGGGTATTCGCGGATGGTCCGGGGCGGTACGCGCTCGCCAGGGCGTGGGCCCGATCCAGCGCGGGGGCGACATCCTGACGGCCAATGACCCGGAAATGATCATCCTCGGTGATGAAGTGCGAAGAATAACCAGTCACCGGATCAGCCGTCAGCAGCCCGTGATAATGAGCCACAATCGTTGCCTTAGGTGGTGCTCAGCGCGGCCAATACGCCGTGTGCCTTGGGCGCATTCACCTTCAAGGTCCCTTCCCAGATGATTTGTTCTTTCAAATTATCGCCGGTCTTCGACAATTTCTCGCGCGTCATATTGCGGCCCGGCAGTGCCAACACCTCGTAGTGGCGCTTGGTGATGGCAAACACGACATCATCGTCCATGAAGCGGTTCATGGTGACGCTATGGGTGCCAAATGCCGACAGATAAACCGACACCGTGCCCACGACACTGGCTGCTTTGTGCTCGGTCATATTCACTTGATTGTTGACCATATTGCCTGCGGACGCGATGGCATCAAATTTCAACTTTTGCGTCGGCGACATCATTAGCACATCGGGATTGCCACCCTCATTATAGCACGCCTTGAGCACACCATTGAGCATGTTCAACGTCAAGGCGCGCGCTGTCGTACCATACGTGTGCGCGTCCGCGCCGGTTCCAGCGGCTAAGTTCGGCGTACCGCCGGCACCCAAGCTGACATTCGCGCCGGTGACATAAGTTGGAAAACCAGCAAGTCGGCGCGCACCGGTGGTGACATAAGCCTGATTAGCGACAAGTGATTTTTCGATGTCATTCTTAAGCTCTTTGCCCTTCAAGGTCATCTGATACGCAATCTCAGACAACCGGCCCGCCTTGCGCACCGCTTCAGCAGTGCCAGAAATCACCACGTCCTTGCGCGCGATTTGCGCGTAGTTTGACAGCAGAGTAGCTGGGGTGGTGGCCTCGAAGGCGCTAATGTCATCGCCTTCAGCCTTGGCGTTGTCAGCAACCGCATCGGCCAGCTCTTGCACGGTCCAATCGTGCCGAACCGCGAGTTGGGTACCCTTTTTGGCGTTGGAATAGAACGGGGTGTCATGCGGGTCGATGTGTTCAATCACCTCCGACAGATCTTCGCGCTGACCGCGCAATGTGCCGGTGGTTAACGTGTTAGGGATAACAGCCATGGTGGCGTCCTTTCAAAAACGTCGGATGGGATCTGATTTGCTGTTGTTAAAACGGGTGTTCACAGACACTCTGACCCTGTTCGGTGCCACGCAGCAGCACGAGTAAAAGTAGCTTAACGAGCTGTAAACGTTAGTTTATCACCGTCTTTTCGAAGTCGGCGCGGACCTTAATCCATCAAGCGGGCTTCGATTGCCGCCTGTGCATCATCGGGCTCACCCGACTTTTGTAGGCGCCGCATCGCGCCGAGGTATTTACGTCTGTTGGCTTCCTTCGGTGTTGGCCGTGCGCTGGGCCGGGTCACCGCAGAGCCCGCACCGGCGTGAGCTGTCGGCGCTGCGCTGGTCGGTGCGTCATAGTTCGGTGCGCCATAGCTATGGCCGTCCTGATCCTCGTCGAGCGAGTACGCACTGGTGGCATAGGTATGTTTGCCTGCAGTGCCCTTTTGTTTGGCCCGGCGCTTGATTTCCGGTAGCTGACGTTGGCCTTCGTGAAAGCGGTAGGCCATCTCGATCATTTTCCACGGAAACGGATCGGTCAGTTGCCCCAGCACCTCAGGCCGCGCACCCTGCCGAACGGCGAACCGCGACAGTTTTTCCCGATAATCGGGATTGGTCAGCGCTGGCATCGCCCTCGCCAAGCGTTCAATCCGCTCCATCTGCCCGATCGCCTCTTGTTGACCACGGGCCTTGCCGATGGTTTCGATGTCTCGCTGGCGCTGCTCATGCAGCAGACGCAATTGATCCCATTCCTGCCGCGCTTTCAGCACCAGATCGGCGGGATAGCGCGTGGCAACCTCGTCCCAGTTGATCGCCGGCAGCAGCGGCAAACCCACCGATAGGTTGCCGGCGAGACCATCAACCTCACGCAGCATGTTGTCATAATTCTGGCGCGCTACCGCGTTGCGGTTTTCCAAGATGCGGACCATCTGCGCCAGCTGGCGCGAGCGCGCCATCACCGCCTTGATTTCGTCGACCTCATATTCCTCGCCATCGATTTCGATCGCTTCTACGGTGTCTTCATCATCCGCATCCTCATCGGCGGCCAGCGCGCTTTTGTTATCTTGGTCCAGCGCTTCATCATCGAGATCCTCCTGCTCGGCCTCTTGTTCGGCAAAGCGATCCATCACCTCATGCGCCAAGGTCTCTTGCGTGGTCACCGGATCAGCAAAGCTGAGCCACTCATCCTGTACGGTGCGCTTACCGGCAGGACGGCGTTTGATCGCGACCCGGCCACTGGCGTGACCTGGCCGCTTATTGGCGCTGAGCGGGGTGTCATCGTTCACGCCATCCGCTTTCAGCATCTGCGCCATCGCCTGTTCCGGATCAACCGGTTTGGCCCCGCGCGGGGTTTTGGTGGGGGTTGTTTCCATCATCGTGTGTCTCCATCAGATGGCAAAGCGGGGTAGATGTTCAGCAGCCCGCAGCTGCCAAACACGGGGAACGCATACGCAACCAAGCCTCAAAAGCAGCAGACGCAGCGGTGGCGCTGAAAAAGGGAGCCGAGTTAAGACCGGTACTAAAGCGGCGGTGTCGGTACCCGGAACACATCAGCGGGGTTCACCTGACCATCGTGCACCGCCTGAGCGAGCGACAGCACATCCAGCATCGCCGTTTCGATGGCATTGGCCGCCGTGAGCGCGTTAAGTCGGGTGTTGTGATCGTTCACATCGGCATAACGGGCCTGGTCAATGTAGTAATCACGCTGCCGGGCCATGATTTGGCGAAACAACGGCTGTGCTTCGAGCAGCGCAGCGTAGGCGCGGCGTTCATCGTCTGTCATCTTGGCCCACCATAATTTGGTCTACTTTCAACACTTCCGAGCTTGTCATAGTCAACGCCACCGCGACCGCCGCCGCGATTACTATTTTGTGATGAGTGATCGTCGTCGCGGTCTCTGCTCTTTTTTGTTTTGCTGCGCTTCGGTACGCTAGCGCTCCACGCTGTGCGCCCGTCGGGATATGCTTCGAATTCGTATCGGTTTTGTTGCGCAGCTGGTGTTGAAATAGCCTGATTAAAGTGGCGCTTTACGCTTTCTCCACTATTTAAAAGGTTATTGCGCGGGTTTAAAATCGGCCCGTCATACCTCACCCCATAAGGTGCACCCATGCGGTTATATCGTTCCCTGTTAAGCTTACGAGCTTCCAAGTCGCGCAAACCCACAGCGAGCCCCAGGCCCGGAATGCCAAGAGCCGCACCGGCAAAGCCCGCGCCAAACGCAACTTTGCCGCCCCACGCATCCACAAACTTATCCGGCGTCCAATGACTGCGATCACGATCACGCCGACGCTCGTGACTTTCGCCATGCGTGTCGTTTTCTATTTCCAACGCCGCCTCTTGCAGCGACCCGCTGAAGGGATTAAGGGCAGGACCGGTAGCGCCTGGCACCGGTAATCGTGGGCGGAAGTGGCGAAAGCCGGTCGTGGTGCCAGGCGGCATGTCAAGCTGTTCGTAGCTCTTACTAACACCACCAGCAAACTGGCGGTGTAAATCATCAGTATTGCCAGCACCGGTGTTCGCCGGTAAGGCCAGTGAATAGATGGTCATGGACCGGCTCCTTCCGTTTTCAGATCGTCGGGATCACGATATCGTTGGCATTGGGCGTCATTCCTGCCTTGGCGGCTTTCAGGTCGATTTCCTGTTGTTTTTGGTCGAGCTTGTAGCCAGCTTCGATTGCTGCTTGGTTCGCCTTGTCACGCTGCAACGTGATCCTCTGCGCGTCGAGTTCGACCTTGCGTTTTTGGGCCTCGGCCTTGGTAACCTCAGCCTGCGCCTCAATCAGCTCAGGGCTTGGTGGGACGGGGCCCGGTTTTGGCTTGAGTGCCGCGCGTATTGCTGCGAGCTGTGGCGCCGGATCGCGCCAGAAGCGGTCGACGTTGCGGATGCCCATGCTCTCGGTCAGCTTCACCAGTGCTTGGTGATAGTGCTCGACCGACACCAGCGGACTGTCGGCACCATAAATCTGCATGATGTGCTCCATCTTTTGCAGCAACAACAACAACGCGTCGCGATCACTTTCGCGGTTACCGGTTCCAACGCCAGTGTCGATCTCCACCTCCCAGGCCAACGCATGTTGAAACGCGGGCGCGGGGATATCTTTGCCTTTAGGGACCGCCACCCGCAGCCGGTCCAGCTGGTAGGGATCTTGGGTGACAGCATGGGCAATCAGTTTGAACAAATGCCGAAAACCAGTGCTGGCGAAGATGCGGGCGATGGTTTCCACTCGCCCCACCGCAGCCGCCTGCTGGATTGCAGCAGCCGTAGCCGATTGATTGACGAGCACATCGGGGCCAAGCCCGACCGAGCGTTTACCAATGCCCGTGCGCGTCTCAGCAACCATGTCCCAATAGGCCGCCATCTCTAGCCCCGCTGCACCCACGAACGGGGTGTTGAGGGTTGAGATCGCTGAACGGGCATCGGGACCGCGCACTCGAATGGTAGCGTTGGGCTGAAAGGTTTCGAGATCAGCCGGATCTTCGATCAGCTCCCGGGCCACCGTACGTTGGGGCGAGGTTGCGTGCGCCAGGTTGGTCATGGTTTTACGCAGCACGAAGGTTTTGGCCTTCTGCACATCGCACAGATCATCGGCGGGGCAATCGGCAAAAAACAAATGTGGGTCGGGATGCGGCCGCAGCACCGCCAGCGGTAGCGGCCCGTCGTGCAGTTGTTCGTCTAAGATCTCAACATTGCCGCTGCCGCCAGCGACCAATACCCGCCAGCGCTTGATGCCGGTGCCATCGCGATTGCACAGAATGTAACAGGTTGACAAAGAAACCGGACGCATAGCCGGATCATTGCTGTCCGTGGTGGGATACAGCGCATAGTTTGATCGCGCACCGGCATCACGGGCACCATCGTCATCACGGCCGCTGAGCCGGTCCAAGATGTCTGGATCAAACCCAGCTTGAACTAATGCACCGACGGTGGTTTTGCTACGCACCGCCACAAAGCGTGCGCGTTCGAGGTCAATGCTGTCGCGATCCTTCACAAAGTTTTCAGGAGCGACACAATCAAGCCGGATGTGCGACCTTGGCTCATACCAACTGAACTGCGCCGTGGCGATGCCATCGCGTTCCCGGTAGTGGCTGACTGTGATCCCAACCGCCGCCGCCTGGATCAACAGGCCCTCCATTTGATCGATTGGCAGTGCGCGGGATTCCTCGTGGGTGACACTCTGATCCTCAACCACCACATGAATAATCCCGGTTTTTTGGGTCAGGGCGTCGTACATCCACTGATAGATTAACACTTCACCATCGTGATCACGGCGTAAAATGTGATCAACATAATCTGTCAGCACAGTGGCCGCCAGGCCGGGGGGCGCATCCCGCTGTTCGGGAGCGCCCCCCGGGGGTGCCGCGGCGCTACGGCCGTGCCCAGGGGCCGGCGCGGCGGCATCCCCACCCGCGAGCAGACGCTCCAGCGGGTTGGGGTTCGGTGAACTCAAACCGGTTTCATCGGCCATAAAACTGCCAACAACCCGGCCACTGGTGAAGATCCGCATCAGCCCCGGCAGCGCCAGGCCGATAAAATCTTTCACTGTTCTATCAACGATCGTTGAAGCACCGGGATCACTGGGCAGATCAGGCATCTGCCCCCGCAAGTACTGCAACACCCGTTCGCGATCAGGCTGAATGTCGGCATAAACATGGTCCAGCGCGTCTTGTAATTCGTGAGCGACCAGCTCGTGCATCTCTTCATCTGTTAACCCATCGCTGAACATCATGCTATCCTTAGGTACCATATCCGAAGATGTATTCTTCGAAAGCAAGCACTGTTACGGTCATGTCAGCCAATACGCTGGCCTGTTAAGGACAACATAAGCATGATATCACATAACCGTCAACATCAAAATGTGATTTTGTTCTTTTTTGTCGCGCACTCCATGCGGCAGAGGTGTGCTCGCGGCAATGCACGCGCGCGCTGCGGGCTGCCCAGCACGTTTATCCGGATACCGCCGTCCCATTGCGCCAGAACAGACCCGCGTCCAAACGGATGCGTCAATCTGCTTTATCTTATTGTTTTCTATACAAATTATCGTTCAAAACGAGCCCGTTTTGAATGGGTGTGCTTTGGTATAAGAGATCGATGGTATCGCCCATCTGATATTTTGAATGACGTCGTTACTCGTCTGCGAAAGGTCTAATTTGTTAATTTCAATGTAAGTTTTTGTGGGGACGCGTCCCCACACCCCATTACTTTTTAAGGGCTACACCAACAACCACCCATGCACCGCACTCCCTGATCATTCTGGCGGCTCATCGGAAGGAAATCCCAAAAAAGAATCCTGCTATGCGCCCGACGCTATAGAGTAAATAGGTCGCTCGTGATCGTACGGATCGATCGTACCGCGCGCGAATGATGCTACCAACATGGTTGGTCAGCAATCAGATGCACACATCAATACTCATTCGGGTCGACGTCTTTTGCTTCAGACCGCGCCCCCAGTGAGCTGAAGCGCGCACGTAGAAAAATGGCAATACCGATGGCGGCGACGGGGATGATTACCAAAGCCGCCGACACCGGCACCCGTGCGCCGAGGGCAGAACTGGCGAGCAGATCCACCGCCAGTATACCGCCGGTTGCAACTGCCAGGGCTGAGCCAACAAAAGTACCGGGGGTGATGATCTCAATCCCGATGAATACACAAATGGCGATGACGTAATAAACGGTTGGATCGGTCGGCATGGCGCTTCTCCTTTCCCCTATAACAAGGCTTGTTGAGTGAAACCCATAGAGCCTTGGAAGCGCGATTGGGCGCCGCGCCCCCGTCGGCACGAAGCCCCCCCTGTCATTCTTTCAATGACATTCTGACTGAACATAATGGGACTGCTGTGCATGCCCGATGGCATTTGAGCGCCATAAAATAATACGATGGGGTTGGTT